AATCTCCATATCGAAGTTAAGAACCGCTTCCAACTTCTCGGCATCGGTCATGGTTTCAAAATTCTCGATTTTCGTCACATCAACTTTCATCTCTATCTCCTTGCGATTTAAGGTTTCTCTACCTATCTTTGCGTTTTGTTAAAGCAGATTCTCTTCTGCTCTAGTGCGAAATTTTTTAAACGCTTTCTCTAGCGATTTATATATCAACGAGTCCTCTTCCATATAGGTAATTTGCTCGTTCAATATCCGTTACAAAGGTGTCACCTCGCTCCATCATCTTCTGGAAGACAAGGTCGAAGTATCTTTCGTTTACCATTACTGTTACCGCATCATCGGTTTCGTCATCTCTGCCCTCTGCCAACAGAGAATCCCAATTATCTTTGGGCGGTTTCCATTTGACTTTGGGTAACCCTTTGGCTATTTCCTTTATCGGAACTTTAGTCATGTCGAATGGAAGTATCCATGCGTTCTCGCCATGCTTGACACCGAGTTCCTTGTATACAGGACAATCGGTAACGATGACAGGAGTTCCTAATGCTAATGCTTCGGCAACTGTGAAACAGTAACCCTCTCCGTCACTCAACTGAACAACATAGTCAGCGTTTGCTAATGCACTCTCTAACCCTAACTTGGGTTCACGGTAGTATATGTTGGGATTGTCTATCGCTCTTGTGTCATTGGTGTAGACTATCCATTCAAACGGAACGCCTGCTTCATCTAGCATATCTGCCAACATCCGCATACGCTCTTTGCCTTTTTCGGGGGTAAGCCTTGTGGCAGATACCAACCGCAGATACTTCTTTGGTTTCTCCAATACGATGGGGTTGTAGCACAGTTCACACGGCAACCCTGTCACCTTTGTGAAACTGTCGCACACCAACTGTGACACTCCAATATACTTGGTTATCTTTGGATGTAAGTTGGGCATCATCTTCATTGCTATCGCATCGTAGTGGATAATGCCTATGTATTCGTTGGCATCCACATTCCCGATGATGTCCGTGTTGTAGTTGCAGAAGAACTTATCGCATTTGATCCGACCGCCAAGATACTTGCGTACTCTCGCATATTTGCGTAGCCTTGCTATTTGGTCGGAGTCTCCTGTGGCGTAGTAAACTACTATGTCGTGGTCACCGCCATACTTCTTGGCGAGGTAGTGGAAGAATGTCTCCACACCGCCAATGGAGTTTATGTGCGAGAACCAAAATACGTTCTTCATAGCAACTTCTCTTTCTGTATCTTTTCCCTTGCGAAGTTCGCCCAACTGTCGCTCATTGCCTGTACATACTCTCGGTTGTATACGGTGTATATACAATGTGCGTACAATCGGAACAGGGAAGCATGATACTTACGTCTCTTCCACTCGGTACTGTCAATGTCCATAGTTACCGAGCCGTTATTGCTAGGTTGTCTGTTCCAGACGTAGCAATAATCGTCAATGTGCGTGACAGTATCTATCTTGTCTGCCAACCGCAGCTGATGAACTATATCTTCAAACATCGTTTCCGGTGGGAACTCCACCATCTTTGATGTCTTTGTTGCTTTAGTCCACGGAGCGATGAATGGGGAAGTGGCAAACGCTTTCACATCATCGTCCGGGAGAGGTATGGGAAGCATTGAACTCCCACCTTGATAAATGAGGAACGGCATTCGGATCACATCTGCGTGTGTCTCGTCTGCCTTTGCTTTAACTTTTGCGAATACCTCGTTGTCAGCGAACCAATCGTCACTATCCATAAAGAGGGTGTATTCGCTATCTGTCGCATACTGAATACCGATGTTACGCACATCCCCCGGAAAACCCTTTTTGTCTTTCAGTTCAATTAGGGTGATAGGGTAGCGGTCAACGTATTTCTTTATGATGCTGACCGAGTTGTCCACAGAAGCATCGTCTACGATAATGAGTTCCCAATCCTCGCAAGTCTGGTAGAAGATGGACTTGAGTCCTTGCTCTATCCACGGCTCACTATTGTTGTTAGGAATAATTACTCTAAAGAAACTCACTTCTTACTCAACCTCAATCGGCAGCGACAGTTACAGTTGTTTTCAGCCAAACTGAATCCCATAGGACGTAACGCTGAATCACCGCCTAGCGTGTAGAACCTTTTGTCGAGAGGAATGGTCAATCCCTCAAGCACATCGTGGGTCGTTCTCACTCTGTCATCATGCATGGTCACCCATGTCTTGTAGACATTCTCGACTCCACTATCTTCAGCCGTGTCTTCCACCGCTTCGTTGTACACTCTGTCTGCTTCGGTTCGGATGACAGTTTCTATCATTCCGAAATCACCTTGCTCTATGTGTTCGTGTACTCTGTCTTTCCATGTCTTGCCATCGATAGGTTGGTTTATCACAGTTGACATCTTCTCGATGTCTTCCTCTGTGTCTATCTCCAACACCCTCTTGGCATAGTCCGAACCCATCACATATGCCATGATGAGAAGTTCCTCAAGGTCATCCTCGATCTGTCCTTGCATCATGGCTCTGTTAGGTTCGTCTTTGATGGAGTCCACATTCTGTACAAGGCTTTCCACACTTGCTTCAAGATTGTTCAGTTCGTCAAACTCTGCCATGTTATGATTTCCAATATCCGTTTACCCAATGGACACCCTGGTTTATGTTCTGCCCCTCGGTATCCACGGATGCAGGATTGTTGACATTGTTGGTGTTCTGTTCCTTACCGCCTGTTCCTTGTGGGGGTGGGGGAGTTGCTCCACCGCCTTGACCTGCCATGATTGCACCCTCAACGGATTTCTCAAGCGGTACATCGGGATCGCCCCATACAAGGTTGAGGTATTTCTTGGAGAGAGCAACATCGGTGACCGGGTCGTTGGATATGCCAGACTTCGCAAATGCGAGTTCCGGTGCAAGACCTGCGGAGAGCATTGTGTGCATCGCCTGTGCTTTGCTCTGTACATTGGCGGTTTCGTTACGGCTGAACTGTAACTTGATGTCGCTTGGTTTCAGCGTGGTTAGGTTCTTTCTCCTCAATATGTCAAGGAATATCTTGTCGAATTTCCTGTTCGCCTTAACGAAGAGGTCTTCGGTATTCCTTGCTACTGTGTCTGCTTGATACCATCCGTCTTTGGCTAACTGTGCGGATTGCGTGTCTGCCGATCCGAATCTGCTATTCTGTGAGTTCGGCATTCCGCAGACCGTCATTACCTGCTGATAGAGGGAATCCACAAGGACTTGTGTCTCGCTCTGGTTCAGCTGCTCGGACAGTATCTTGAAATCTGCCTTGTTCTCGCCAAGAGATTTGAGGACTATCATTCCTGCCTGCCTAATCTTGTTGGCGGTCACATCGTCATCGAGGTCACAGTTGACCGCAATGGCTAGGCTCTGTATAAACTGTTCAACTCCGTCCAATCTGTTGGACATTACATTGTTGATTGCATCTAACAGAGGAAGAGCAGCTTCAAATGCTCCCATCCATACGGAGTTGTACTGATACTCTATAATCGGTATTTCTTTCAGTACGTTAGGCTCTGTGCCTGCCAACTCTGTTACTGTCGCAACAAAGGTCGGATCGTTCGTCATGAAACGCCCGATGGTAGTTCCCTTGAGTCTGTATACTGTATTTTTTGTATATGCATCTACGCTCAACTCACCGTTGTTCACAACGATGTTACACGCAAGTTTCGCTTCATGGCTCGGAGACAAGTCATAAGCCACAAATGCTGAACGAGGGTCTAAAGCATATGCGAGTACAGGTGCTTCGGAGTCATCATTCGGTGTGACATACAAGGTCGCTCGACCAACTGTATGAAACCAATCCACAAGGGCATTATCCGCATCCTGCTTACCGCTTCGGTACAGATACTCGTTGAGTTCCTTTACCTTTTCGTTTGCCTTGTCCTCGTCATCCCTGGAGATATAGAAGCACGGCTTTGTAAGGAAGTAGCCGTTCTTGAATGCGACTATCTCATCGGCATGGTTTTCGACAACCTTGTTGTTTATCTCCGGTCGTACTTCCTTTGTGCGGTTGAGTATCGGCTGAAGTCCTCTGCGATACCAATAGAGATATTCCATCTCCAACAGATTCTGTATATGGATGCTCAACGCACTATTTACTTCGGCTACGATGTTGTCAGCCGTCAGTTCGTCCGTAGTACACCAGATCTGCCTACGTCCAAACAATGTATGGATGCCGTTGCCGTATACATCCTGTTCTGTAACATTTACGATGTCAGCCATCTCTACCTCACAAAATAAGAAAAGAGGTCAAGGCTAGAGTTACCTCTAACCTTAACCTCATACCATTAGGTTTTTAGCACCACATCAACTTCGGTGCATCAATCTTTTTTCGGTTGTTTTTCTATAACCTTGACCGTTCTGTGTATGCAAACCACAGAAACGCCCTTGTTTTCTACCTTAACTTCAACAATTTCCTTGTTGGAGAGTCCTGTGTTAATTGCTTCTATCACAGACGGAAGTTGTCTTATATCAATCAAAGCCACACTCCCACCCCTGTGTATTCACGGCTTCGTGCATTGCCCACAAAGTCCTATTGTTTTGTTTAAGTTTCGATTATGGATTTGTATAGAATTTTCCGTTATCTGCCATAACCACATAGATGAATGGCGTATCGTTTACCACGCTATATACCGCCACGCATTTTGTAACATCGGCATCAAAAACGAAGCCCATTTCCTCAAGTGTCGCTTTTGGGATAGCAGAAGCATACTTCCAATCCGTATTATCAGATATATACTTACATGGGATTGTTTCCGTGTTGTCCCCATTTGTACTTATTGATGTTTCAATCTCGGTAAGCGTCATATCGCAAGACCAAGCACCACTTCCCATGCCACCATCAAACGAAAATGTAGGTATAGCCATTCCACCGCCACCGCCCTCGGCATCTGCCCAATCTCCGTTGGTGTAGGTCTTCTTGGACAGAGCGTTGTGGGTGAGGGCATCCTCGTCTGTGGCAAACACGACAAAGCAATCGCCCTCGTTGGGGAAACTAGGATAGACAGGGGATTCTCCGTCAAACTCCTTAATCCATGTGGTAATCTTTACTTCCTTTGCGACCAAAGGGTTGTATCCCATAAAGCAATTCATGTTATTCTCCTATCTCTAAATACTTTCCTGTCATCGGTATGAAGTACGACTCGCTAGGGGATACCACTATCCCACATCCCAATGTCGGTCTTCGCTTGGCGTTCCTCGCATATTCAAAGGCGTACTTGTCAAAGTCTATCAAGCACCCTGTGTTCAATGCGAATATAGTATCTGTCTTGTTCGCTATGTATATCACCCCACCACCCGTGTGGGTGTGTCCTGTGCAGGTGGACATACGCTCGTCTACCGCTATGTTGTAGGTGGCGTGTTTACCGCCACGACCTGTTCCGTGCGTATATAACACTCCGTCTATCACATATTCGTTCTCTAACTCCCATGTGTTCGGAAGTCCGTATATGTCTCGGAACGGCTTGATGAATACTTCTCCAATACCTAGCGTCTTCGCCTGTCGGTACGCTATGTCATCGTGGTTTCCTCGGCACATCTTTACATTAGGGAATGTCTCCGTCAATTCCTTGATGGCATCCCTCGCCTTGTATAACTCAAGATACGCCCCATCTGCACATGGTTCGCTTTGAAACCTTGAGATGGCATGGTTGTCGATAAGGTCACCTAAACAGATGATCTCACCAACGCCCCATTCCTCAAATGTATCTTTTAGGAACGTAAGATAGTTAGGATGCTGAAACGGTATGTGTGTGTCAGAAAATACCCCTCTAATCATAGAACGCTCCTTTTCATAGTAAGACCCTACCATTCGCACAGAGATATTGCAACAATTCAGAAGAACCTCTTACGCAGCTCTAACTTGTTCGCTATCCCACTTGATATGAAGTCTACGAACATCGCCATAGCATCGGGAGCATCATCGTGTCTGTTCTTGCCTACATGGGTATAACTACACAGATCATTCATGAATGTTCTGTATTCTTTGCTCTGTTTACTGTCATCAAGGAAGTATACATTCTTCTTAACGAAATCCGAGTTGACTATTATCTTCGTTTCTTTATTAGCCGTGGTGTATTTGGTGGTGATATTAGTAATACCGCCATACGATTTCACCATAGCATCCACCTCTGTGGCGATCCGACCGCCTGCCGAGTTCGACTCAAATCGGCATTGCTTCACTCCGTTCCTTACCAATGCCTTTGCCAACCGGGGAATGGCTACTTCCGGCAATGAGTTATCGTATATAACATCACCTAAATAAAAGTTATCGTTATATTGATATATGATAGGCATACAGAAATAGTCATCGCCTTTATCTTTTGTATCGCAGACCGCCCATACGGCATCAGGGTCATCGCTTGGTAACTCCATGAACCGCATCAGTTGGTCTTTCTCATACAACAATCCGAGTCTCTCCAACGGCTGATTCATGTATAACGCATCCCAATCCAGAGAATCCATTATCGCCCTCTGCTGATGGTACATCTGCGTGGTGAAGCCTAATCCGTAGGGATAATCAAAGTTGCTCTCGTCATTATCGTCTAAAGCAGGCATAGTGATGAACCTGGATTTCGGATCATTCTCATATTCTCGCTCTAACCGACCGATAATATCATGTACAGACCATCTTGTAGCGATATGTAACTCCTTACAGGCATCGCCTTGCTTCCTCTGTCTTAAATCCGTAGTATACAAGTTCCATAGTTTCTCAAGCTGCACAGGGTTTACAGCCGTTTCTCGTCCGTCTACAAGGTCATCACAGTACAAAAGCCGTGTCGCTCTTACCTTTCCTGCGTTACCAGAGCCTACAGAGGTAAATTCAAAGGTTTGGAAACGCTTGTCTGTCTTCAAATCTATCCTTAAATCTTTAGCATTAGTATTAACTCTAGGACTATTAGGGAATACATCGTTATATAAATACTCTCCATCGGGGTCTACCAACCGATTTATCTCGTCATAGCACCCTCTCAAGAAGTCTGTGTTGTGAGATGCTTCCAATATCTGCTTCTCGGGGTGCTTTCCCCCTATCCAAGCCAAATAAAAAAGGGCAAGAGTCGATTTTCCTGTGCCTGGGGGCAAGGATATACATAATAAATCTAACTTATCATCCTCTAAATCCTGTAATGCTACAGTTAAAGGGTATAATTGCTTCATCCTCGGCTGATAAAAACGCCTTTTGGGTTCTCTGTTCCATTCCAAATACAGACAGTAATGATGAAAATACTTCGGTGCTAACATCAAATTCAGTTTCTTCATCAAATCATGACCCCTGTACCTGTCTTCTATAGGTACATAAGGACTACTTACTGTCTTACTGATACCCTTTAATATCTCTTTACAGATATCTATGTCGTTCTCGGCTCTCGCCATCTCAAACCAATCCTCATACGCTTCTACGTTATGGGGATGTTTGTGTATATAAAGTTTTACTCCGTCATAATTCGCCATATTATCTAATAACCATACCAACACAACCAATGCAACAATAATAAATAAAGACACCCACCGGGTGTCCTTTTTTGTTTTTCCGAGATTTTTTAAAATATACCATCCTTAAATTCTTATTCCTAGATCATGACTCGGTTATTTATATATATCTATATACTAGATGGTCTTTTTATTATAGCGAATATTTAAGGGGGTAAAGACGGCAAGCGGTACGCTTGGCAATGGGGACGGGTGGGGTATCCAGTACCATAGCGATTTATCCATGTTCTAATCTAACCCATATACAAGAATAAAGCGGTATTGTTATTAATCCTACTATATGGCGTGGGGCTATAAATTAATAAGGCGGAAATTCAATCGATAACAATAATAATTTCAATTAATACGCTTTTTATATCGTTATCGCTTTATATCACTA